TAGTATAATAACTCAAACTTCGCACATAGATTTTAGCTATGCACCTTGAAAATTCAATATCTGGCAGTTATTCAGTTGTCAATGTTCAGCAGGTTATGCAGCTTGCAGCTTCGATTTCAAAAGTGCAGGTATTGCATCCATAAATGCATCTACCAACTCGTCGATTTTTTCGTCAGATACATCTATCTGATCTGCAAGCAGAGTCCTGAACATTTGGAGCAACATTTGAAAAGCCTGTATCCACGTGATATCAGACATCTCATCAGAAAAGTATAAGAACAGTTCTCCCATAGAACGGGTATCATTTGATTCACGGTTCTCCAGGGAAAGCATCATATATCTTGTAAAAACGATTGCTGTATGGGCAGTCATTGCATCATAAGATATGGACCTGCATTCTTTACTCAGATTCAGATAGCTCTTGCAGACTTTAAAAAATACCTCAATATCCCAACGTTTTCCGTAAATGCGGATGATCTCATCTTCACTCAGGCTTACGTCTGTGGAAATAAGGCAGAGATATTCATTTCTCTTGTTTTTGTTACGGACATAGACCACTTTGGCAGGGATGACCTTTTCATCCTTTACAACGTCCACCATGACTGAGAGCAGATATCTGGAACGTCCACGCCGTTTCCTGTTCCTGCTGTAAATAGTGGTCAGCGGCAGATCTTCGCCGTTGTACCGGAAGAACATTTTGGGCGTTTTCTTAACCATTGCAATCACATCATATCCGATTTCTTTGATAGCATGAAGAGAACTTGGAGATGAAAACCAACTGTCAAATAGAACGTATTTAGCTGGAATATCAGCCTTTTTAGCAGATTTCAAAAGCTCCAGCATGGCAATCGTTCCTTTCTCGACAGCAAGCATACGTCGCTTATAGCCGACCGTTCTTTTGTCAACTTTCTTTGCTTCGTTGATTCTGTTCTTTTTATTTTCGGTAGAGAGAAGGATACTGTTGACGGGAAGGAAAGTGGATCCATCTGACCAACCTAATGTAAGCATACGGAAACCAAATTTATAACAGTGCTTTGCATGGTCATATGCTTTGGCAAGAAGTTCTACTTTCTTTGAACGGTTACGTTCAAACATGGAATCGTCGATAATCAGTACATTAGCACGATCTTCTGAATCTAGTGGAACAATCGCATCTTTGATGATTCGGCTGGAAAGAATCGTTGTAAAACGAATCCAGTTAATCTGGAGCATCTTCATAAAACGATATACCGTATCCTTTGCAAAATCCGGTGTATCCTTCCCAATCAACAGATTCATGTACATGCTTCTGTTTGAAAAGATCAAAAGAAACAGATACTGAAAGATCAGCGTAGCTGAGGTTCCTTTCTTTTTGTATGCATTAGCAGCTTTCAATGCAGAAGAAAGATGAAAGCGTGTAAAAAATCTTCTGATAGATTTCGAAATCTGGTTATCATTTAGGTTGTCTTGTGTTATACTTTTATTCATAGCATGAGCCTCCGATTTTAATTGTTTCTAGTCAACTCAATTATACCAAATCAGATAGTTTCATGCTATTTTTATGCCAGTTATTATTGAATTTTCAAGGTGCATAGGCACTTATTCAAGTGCGAAGTTTGAGTGTATTACAAAAAAGCAAAAGATCGGCTGGATGTTGAAACGGCGCAGGTAAATATATTTGATTTGCTGCAAGGTTGACTATAGGTGACATATATGGTATTATGATAACATGGATATAGAATATATAAATCCTAAAGACCTTGTGCCGTATAGCAAAAATGCAAAACGCCACCCGGCAGAGCAGGTTAAGAGGATCGCAAAAAGTATAAAGGAATTTGGTTTTAGGCAGCCGATAGTGATTGATAAGGATAATGTTGTCATTATCGGTCACGGTCGGCTGTTAGCATCTAAAAGGCTGAAACTCGATACCATCCCGGTTGTTCGTGTTGATAATCTGACGGATGAGCAGGTTAAGGCGTTAAGGCTGGCGGATAATAAGGTGGGTGAATCGGATTGGAGCGAAGATCTGCTGAATTTGGAATTATCTGATCTGAAAGAATTTGATATAGATATGTCAGGTTTTGGTTTTAATGTACTGGATGATGATAATTCGGACGCAGATAATGATGCTGCTGATACAGATGATCAGAATGATATTTTCAATGATCATGTTCGGTCTGCATTTAAGCATAATGTGTTTGAGAACCAGGAGCGCAAGCAGTTTAGTGCGGATAATTACTATGGCATACCATCTATGTACCCCTCACAGACCACAGGCACACAGTTTCTGCGGTTTATGGATTGGAATGAGGTGGATGATCCTGAAAATTACATAGCGCACTTTTACTATGATGATATCAAGTTTATGCAGGCGTGGAGAGATCCCGACAAGTACATTGATAAGCTAAAAAAGTTTAAGGCGGTTGTTGCGCCGGATTTTTCGTCCTATACTGATTTTCCTATTGTTTTGCAGATACTTGGTGCGTACAGGCGGCAATGGGTAGGTGCATACTGGCAGTTACACGGTATTGATGTAATCCCGGATTGTCAATGGGGCAATGAGGAAACATATAAATGGTGCTTTGAAGGCATACCGAAGAATGCCACAGTTGCTATATCATCATTGGGTGTGAAAACCAACAAGGATTTTAACGGCATTGAAGGGGAACTATTTAAAAAAGGTTTTGACGAAATGATGAATAGGCTTTCACCAACTACAATTTTGTGGTATGGCGATGTTATAGATGGATGTGAGGGAAATATCATCCATATTCCATCCTACTATGAACAGAAAAGAGATTTGCTGAATAAGCAGAAGAAGGTGAAAGATGGCAAAAGGTGGTAGTGGATTATCGGAGAGTGCGGAAAAGCCGCTGGGCGGCGGTGGTGGTAAGGGTGGTCCTGATCCTATTACGGTTCAGCCGTTTCGGATTAGTCCTGAAGATCTAAAGGCAGCAATCGGGCAAAAGGGCAGACCGATTGGAATTGAAGATGCGTTAAAAGGTGCTAATCCTTTTTACAATGGCAGAAATGGTGCGCAGGGTGATTTTTCAGAGAATTGCCAGCGTGCCGTTGTTGCGTATGAGTTACGGCGCAGGGGATATGATGTTTTGGCACTTCCTACTTTCCAGGGTGATAATTTACCAGCAGGAGGAAGATGGCAGGGTGCATTCCAGCACGCAAAAACAATCAATGTTGGTTCATCTAATCCTAAAACTGCACAGGCTAATCTTGAAGCACAGATGAAATCGTTCGGCCCCGGTTCACGTGGTATTGTAAGAATACCCGGTCATGTGTTTAATGTGGAAAATGTACGTGGCAAAGTGCGTTATGTGGATGCACAGACCAACACAATCTATAATTCCAACAATGTATTTTCAAGAGTTGGCAAAAATTCCACACAGATCCAGTTGATACGCACGGATAATCTGCGCTTATCAGACAGGGCAAAGAAGTCTGTTACACCTACTACAGATACTGTTCGGATGATCGTAAATCGGAGAGAAAACAAGTAAACAAGTACAAGGATAAGGAGTGATTGTTATGTTGAATTATGATAACTGCAAACAGATTGCAATGAAAAAGGCGGAAAGCTACAACACCAGCATTGACAAGGCATATCTGATCAATGGGGATTATGCCTTTGATACAAAGGAAGAATTTATTGGGATATTCCCGGTTGTGATCCGAAAAAAGAATGGTGATATGTTCGGATTGTGGGAATATCTTAATAAAGTCGATCTGACGATGGATGATATGTGTGTGGTAAACCTTGAAACAGGCGAAATGGAAGTGGAGGAATGATATTGGAGGTGTGAATTATGGGTAAGAAACCAACAGGAAAGCCAAATGGCAGACCTCATGCAAATATTGATCAGATACAATTTGAAAAGCTGTGTGGGATTCAATGCACAAAGGAAGAAATTGCAGACTGGTTTTTTGTGGATGAAAATACATTGAATGCATGGTGCAAACGTGTGTACGGTCACGCTTTTTCAGTTATTTACAGGCAAAAAAAAGGAATGGGCAAAATTTCCTTGCGCAGATCCGGGTTTGAAATGGCAAAAGTCAATCCTACTGTGCATATTTTCTATGCAAAAAATCACCTTGGAATGACGGATCATGTTGAGATACAGGATAATACGGCATTGGATAAACTGGATGAAATTATCAAAGAGGTAAAGGCGAATGCAGTTCAGCGATAAGCAGTATGAATTTATGCGGCTGGCAGATCACCGATATAATTTTAAGATCGGTGCTGTGCGTTCGGGCAAGTCTTATGGCGATATTGCGTTTGAAATCCCTTATAGGTTGCGTGCCGTTAAGGATGAGCCGGGCCTAAATGTAATCATGGGCGTTTCAAAGGAAACGATAGAACGAAATGTTCTCCAGCCGATGAGAGAGATATACACGGATCAGATCGTTGGCACGATAAACTCACGCAATCAGGCATGGGTTTGTGGTGTTCAGGTTTACTGCCTGGGTGCGGAAAAGTTGAACCAGGTATCAAAAATACAGGGTTCGTCTATTAAATACTGCTATGGTGATGAAATTGCAAAGTGGAATAAAGAAGTATTTGCAATGTTACAATCCCGACTTGATAAGCCGTACAGTAAATTTGATGGTGCTTGCAATCCAGAATATCCGGGGCATTGGCTGAAAGAGTTCCTTGACCGTGAAGATATAGACCTTTACTTGCAGAAATACACGATTTTTGATAATCCGTTTCTTGATCCTGCATTTGTAGAAAATCTTTGCAAAGAATACGCAGGCACAGTATATTATAAACGGTATATCCTGGGTGAATGGGCAATGGCAGAGGGCCTTATTTATCCGATGTATTCCACAGTTATTGAAGATGTACCGTCTGATACTGCTGATAGATATGTTTTGTCCATTGATTATGGCACAATGAATGCATTTGCAGCGTTGTTATGGGAATTGCACGGCAATGTTTGGTATGCGTCCGGCGGTTACTATTATTCTGGGCGTGATGCTGGTGCAAGCAAAACGGATGATGAATATTTACAGGATATGGATAAATGGCTGGATGAAATCAATATTCCTAGACCTTTGGAAACAATCATAGATCCGTCTGCTGCCAGTTTCATTACGTTATTGCGTAAGCAGAACCACAGATACAAGGTCCGTGCAGCAATCAATGATGTTATGGATGGCATACGTGAAACGGCAGTTGCTATGCAACGTGGATTGATCAAAGTTTCTCCGTACTTGAAAGAATGGAAAAAAGAGGTTGAGGGTTATGTATGGGATGAAGATGTAATAGAGGATAAGCCTGTAAAGGTAAATGATCACTATATGGATTCTATGCGTTATTTTGTAAAAACGCTGGGAATAGCAAAGATAAAAACACAGTTCACACCAATTTTCATGCATTAGGAGGTAGAAAATGCGTACTTATGAAGATTTGCAAAGAATAGATGATACAGATGCAGAACGTATGGCATTTGTTTTATCAGCTATTTTTGAGCATAAATCCACAGATGCGTATAAAGAGGCAGATACAGCATACGATTATTTCAGGCGTAGAAATAAGACAATCCTGGAATATCAGAAACTGTTATATACATTATCTGGTGAAGCCGTGCCGGATAACTATAGCGCAAACTATAAGTTCTGTAATTCGTTTTTCAGGGTGTTTGTCTTGCAGGAAGTAGGCTATTTGCTAGGCAATGGCGTTACGTTCGGTGATGATGCCACAAAAAATGCCCTGGGTGGTCCTGAATTTGATCGTGTGCTGATGAAAGCAGGCACTATGGCATTATGGGGCGGTGGTGCGTTTGGCTTTATGAATAAGGATCACGTGGATGTGTTCTCCATGCGTGAATTTGTGCCGTTATTCGGGGAAGAAGATGGGGCCTTGCACGCTGGTATCAGATGGTGGCAGATTGATGATGCAAAGCCACTCCGTGCGACTCTTTATGAAGAGGATGGGTACACGGATTATATGTGGTACAAGCAGGAAGATAGCAAGAATGGAACTGTGCAAAAGGGTGAAATTTTACATCCAAAACGTCCGTACGTGGAAACGGTTATTTCTACCCCGGCAGATGGGGAAGAGATTATGGACGGGCAGAATTACCCCGGCTTTCCTATTGTGCCGTTATGGGGCAATGAGGCACGGCAGAGCGAACTTACAGGCTTGCGTGAAAAGATTGATGGTTACGATCTGATACAAAGTGGTTTTGCGAATGATCTTGATGAGGCTAGTATGTTCTACTGGACAATCAACAATGCCGGGGGTATGGATGATATCGACCTTGCAAAGTTTGTAGAGCGTATGAAGGTGGTACACGCAGCGGTTGTGGATGATAGCGGTTCACACGCAGAGGCACACACGATGGATGTACCGTACCAGGCACGGCAGACAGCACTTGCAATGATCCGTGATTCCTTGTATCAGGATGCAATGGCACTCGACACAGACAAACTTTCCGCAGGATCAATCACCGCAACGGCGATCCGTTCCAGCTATGCAAACTTGGACCTGAAATGTGATGATTTTGAAACGCAGGTGACGCAGTTCATTAAAAGTTTGCTGAATTTACTTGGCATTGAAGATGAGCCGACTTACAAGCGCAATCAGATTATCAATGTTGGCGAAGAAACGCAGATGGTTTTACAGGCGGCACAGTATTTGGATCAGAAAACGATTCTGAAACACCTGCCGTTCTTATCCCCGGATGAACTGGATGATATACAGGAAAGATTAAAAGAGGCAGAGGCAGAGCGTTTTGAACAGGAACAGGCAGATTATGAAGGAAAGCTGGATGAGGCGCATAAGCATATTTCAGGGGGCAAATAATGGCTGATGATGCTAGGCAGTACACAGATGCAGAACTGTATGAAATTGAAAAGGAACTGGAACAGATTTACAAGCGATCCCAAAAGGAACTGATGGAAGAATGGGATAAGTACATGAAAGATATTTCAGTTACCCTGGGTGCGCTGTGGCTTGCCTACCAAAATGCGCCGGATGATGCCACACGCACACAGGCACTAAAGGATTATCAGGATGCAGTACAAAATAAGACCTTGCGCAATCAGTGGTACAGGAAGATGGTGGAGAACACCACACGCAGGCTTGCACACGTGAACCAGATAGCGGCTGATTATGTCAATGGGCGCATACCAGATATATACTATGTCAACTACCAGCAAGCAGCACAGGAACTGTTTGCCTCCGGGTTTGATATTCCGCAGATGCAAACTGCCTGGGATATCAGATCCGAGCAGACAATGCAAAACCTTGCTATGGGTAACATTGACCTACCAACACGCAAGGTAAATACTGTAAAAGATATGGTATGGAATATGCGGCAGATCAATTCCACAGTATTGCAAGGCGTTCTGACGGGTGAAAGCATTAGTGATATCACCAAAAGATTGATGCCGATTGTGAATAACAATGAAAAATCAGCAGTTCGTGCAGCACGTACAATGGTTACAGGGGCAGAAAATAAGGGCAGGCAGGATAGTTATAACGATCTTGAAAGCGAAGGGGCCGTTCTGAATAAGGTATGGATTGCCACGCCGGATGCAAGGGTTCGTGATTGGCACTTGTCTATGGATGGGCAGGAAGTAGGCATTCACGATAAGTTTACAGATGGAAATGGTGATAAATTGGATTATCCCGGTGATTCAAAGGCCCCAGGGCGTACAGTATGGAATTGCAGATGCACAATGCGTTCACAGATCCTAGGTTTTAGGCGTTCAGATGGCACGATTCAGCCACTAAAACGGCATGAGCATAATGGTTTACACCAGCAACAAATAGCGCAGGAAAAGGCAAACAGGGGGTAAATATGGCAGATAAGATAGAGTTTGAAGTAGTAAGCCACGTGGATGAATTTATGGAGGCAGTAGTGGGTAAAATGCCACTGATACTGAAATCCATAGGAATGACTTGTGAGGGGTATGCCAAAGAGGATTGCCCGGTGGACACAGGCTTGCTACGAAACTCTATCACGTTTGCGATATCCGGGGAAACTCCAGAAATTACAAGCTATTCCGCCGATAAGCCTGATGATCAGGGCGTAGTGCAACACGGCACTTATGATGGGAACACAGAGCCGGAAGAAAAGGAAAAGTGTTATTCTTTGCTTGTGGGCAGTAATGTGAAATATGCTCCGGCACAGGAAATGAACGAAAATTATAATCATACTGTAGGAAAAGCGCATTTTTTAAGGGATGCAATGCAAAACCACAGGGATGAATATAAGGAGATCATAGAGGCAGTAATTTTAACCGTGCCGGGTGTAAATGGGAACTGATCGTGAAAATTTTGTGTTTTTTTTGAATGGCTGGATGCAAAATTCCAGCCGTTTTTTTTGCTTTTTTCATAAAATTTTCAAATTTTTTTTGTGTTCAAACTGTGTTCAAATTGTGAACATTCTGTGAAAACTACTCACAAGTGCAAAATAACATTTTGCAAACAAACATGCGTTCTATCGAACGTGTATTCTATGTTATAAAAACCGTTGACATTTACGGCAAAGAAGTGTGTAGGATGTGAAAAATCCTACACACCCGAAAAAGTGTAATATATTGTTTTATATGTCAACTGTTTCTATTGGTTTTTATCTATTTTATTATATTTATATTTTTTTTATGTGTAGTATTTTTGTGTAAAATAAAATTCATGTAGAAAAAATAAATTACATGAGATTAATATAGAAAAGGGGTAAAATCGTACATCATACACACTTATCCTACACACACACCAGGGGCATCGCAAAGGGTGAAAACTACAAAGAGAAAGAAAGTTGCTATATAGCAAAAACAGAAGTGCTAAATAGCAAAAACAAAAGTGCTAAATACGAAGAGAATAGAATAGAAGAGAATAGAAGAGGAATAGAAGAGG